GAAAAAAAAGCCGAACGAGAGTGAACTTAAAATAACTCTGCTTAACGGTGCAACGATACACCTTAAAGGCGCTGATAATCCAGAAACGCTAGTCGGTAGAGGGTTGAGAGGAATCATCATCGATGAAGTGGCAAAGATCAGAAACAATAAGCGGGTATGGGAAGAAATTCTCCGACCTTCACTTTCTGACTATCAGGGATTCGCGGTGTTTATCAGCACGCCTCAAGGGAAAGACTATTTTTGGGATTTGTGGATGAAGGGGCAAAGAAAAGAGGACGGCTACGAATCCTGGCAGTTTAAAACTGAGGATAACCCTTTTATACCTAGATCAGAAATAAAGGCGGCTCAGGACACGATGACTGACCGCTATTTCCGTCAGGAATACGAGGCTTCATTCGAGGATTTTACTGGCCTTGTTTGGCCGGAGTTCGACGAGAAGCTGTGCGTTATTGATCCTTTTGAAATCCCGAACTGGTGGGAGAGCGTTTCTGCGATTGATACGGCAATGTCAGGCACGACTGCGGCGCTCAAGGCCGTGATTGACGAGTACGGATGTATTTATATCGTCAGCGAGTATTACGAGCAGAACAAGAGGGCTAGTGAGGTAAGCGAGGCGATTAGAGACTGGAATCCTGGTGCATGGTACATCGATCCCGCGGCCAAGATCAAGAATGTTCCGAGAGCCGGGCAGTTGTTTGGATTGTTCGATGAGTATGCCGACAACGGAATCCACGCCTGGCCTGCTGAGAATGACGTCAACGCCGGGATTAACCGAGTCGCTGAGTATTTTAGAGCCGGCAAGCTGAAGATTTTCAGAAACTGCACCAATCTGATTCAGGAAATTGAGAAGTATCACTGGTCTGATGAGCGCGAAACAAATAGCGGAATTTTAACGCCAAAGCCCTATAAAAGCTTCGATCACGCCTGCGATGCTATGCGGTATATCGTGATGTCCAGAAAGTCAAAGGCGGTTAAAACTGTAGCGATTAAAGAGGGTACAGAGGCTTGGTTTGAGAAACAGCAAGAGAAGTCACAGGAATTTAACAGACAGCTTGAGGAAATCTACGAATAATGGATGACGCGCAGACGTTCAATCTTTCGGCTATTGACGATCAGGAAAATAAACAGCCGTTAAAAAAGCCCGATCTTAGCCCTGATGAGGTTAGGAAGTGGCTGTCACGGTTTAAGTTCGTGCTGTCCTATCATCGCAAGGAGATTTATCCGAAATATCGCCAGGCGAAGCGCCGGTATAATTCGGAGATCGGATATTCAAACGTCCACTCGCTTTCATCGTCTGCAAAGATGCGGGTAAATCATAACGACATCAATCTGCTGTACAAAGACGTGAAAGAATTCATCGCCTCGATATTCTTCCGCAATCCTGAGATTGACCTTACGGCCAGAAACGACAAGGACCCGCAGGAAGTGGCGGGGGTTGAGAACCTTCAGCAGGTGGTGAATGATGACATAAGTGACCGTGAGAGCGAGTTAAAGAACATTTTCAGGTCATCGCTTGTCGATGAGAATCTTTCGTCAATGGCGGCCATCTATATCGATTATGACTATCAGCAGAAGCCTACAGGGGAACCTCTCACCGATGAGAACGGTCAGCCGGTGATGGATGACAGCGGTCAGCCGATGATGATCCCGCAGGTCATTACGGATCAAGTGATGATCACAAAGATCAGGCCGGAGAATATCATTCGGCCAACGTACATTACGTTTTGGAATCATAAACAGGCGCCGTATCTAGGCTACTGTGACATTGTATCCCTTGAGACTCTGAAGAATGACCCCACGCTTGACCAGGAGCTGGTGAAGCAGATCAAAGGGGCAAGCTATAAAAGCCTTATCGATGCTGAACTTAGAGACAATGAGAAAGAAAAGAATGAACTCAGAGATGACATGCTCCATGCGAAAGTCTATGTAGGGTTTATTCGCGGGTCCGATGACACTCCGATAAAGCGCCTGGTGCTGTCTGATGATCCGGCGTTGGAAGGCAAATACCTGGACTATTCTGATTGGGATAAAGGCCACGGCTACGATGACCGCGGATTCCCGATACATATTCTACAGCTTAACGATGCGGCGGATTCTTTTGTACCTCCGTCCGAGGCGTGGATTCTTGAGCCAATCTTACAGATTATTGACAATATCTTCTCAAAGCTTAACCGGCACATTAAAAAGGCGTCCACTCGCTACCTTGTGAAAACAGGTCAAAGCGGGATGGAGAAGGCTGAGATTGAGAAGTGGATCAGAAACAGCGATCTTGAGGTTTTGGGAGTTGAGAACTTGCCCCCCGGAATCGATGTCAGAACCGTAGTCAATCAGATAGTAGATCAGCCGTTGAGCCAGGATCACGAGGCGATGCTAGCATTAGCGCGGCAGATATTTGACAACCTTTCTCGGAGACCGTCCTTTTCTCAACCGTCAATCATAAACCAAAAGAAAACGGCCACGGAATCCGAGAACATTCAGCAGACAGACTCAACAGAAAATGGGGATTACATTGATAAATTCAAAGACTTCCTGAAGGACATTTTCTACGATTGGGCGAAGCTTCGGCAGAGGAACATGCAGAAGCCAAAAGACTTGACGATTGTTGACAAGTTCACTGGGGAGAAGATTTCTCGTCCAGGTGTGACGGCTGACAGCCTACAGGGGAAGTTTAAGGCTGACATTGACGTGACAAGCTTTCTTCCTCCGAATAAGGCTTTAAAGCGTCAGCAGGTGCGTGAGATTGTCGGGGATATGGCAACTATCCTTCCTCCGATTTTGAAGCAGACCGGGCAGATGCTGAACGGCCAGAAGGTTTTACAGCTTTACACTCAGAACTTGGACATGCGGAACACCTCAGACTTGACTATCCCGGTGCCGATCCGCGAGATCGATCAGCAGGTAACTGATTACGCGGTCCACGGCGTGCCGATGAACCCAAATGAACTAGGAGATGATGAGAAATCCCTTAATCGTTTGGCTCAAATTTTCAGCGATGACAAGCTGATGGCAACATTTGAGCAGACGGCGCCTGGAATCTCAGGGCAAGGAAGCCCGCTGATCGGGATGCTCGAAGAATTACAGGCGAGAGTTGAAGCTAAGAAGTCGGGCAAGCCAATGAAAAGCCCGGCAAAGTCACCAATTCATCAGGGGGCGGGGCTTATGGCCTCGGCACAGCAGTAATGCTTTTGACGCAGATTTGCGAACATGGAAATATCACGGTAAAAGAGGGCAAGGCCACGGGAGCCTGCCGCAGCTGTAACGTGAAAATTTATGGTTATCAGAACGGATACGCCGAGCGAAAGAGATTTAACAAAACCCTGATGCGTGAGTTTAACACCTATCACGAGGGCGAGAAGTGGGCAAAGAAGAAGGGGCTTGCGTGCATTGGTAATGAGCCGATTGAGAGTGTTTTTAAACAAGAGAAACAGAACTTTGAGCCGATCATCGTTGACGGCCTAAAACGACTAAAAGCGGGGAAAATAAGATGACAGAGCAGGAAGCTTTAGAGATTTTAAGATCCAGGCCATTTGATCCGTACCATCTCGATTTAAAAGCCTTGCGGACGATTGTGTTGAAGCTTTGGGATGATAGAGAAAATAAGTTCATCCCTGAAAAAATCGAATCCGTAAAGACTGAAACCGAAGCAAAGCCTAAAAAAAGAGGGAAAAATGAGCATTCACAAAGCGCTGAGTAACAAGGCGAAACAGAAGTCAAAAGACGCCTATAAAGCGAATCCTAAATTTCCTAAACGCGTGAAGAATCTCCCCAAAGGTCACGCTGAGACTAAAGCGCAAGAGGAAATGGAAGATATGGGGAAATTCTAATTGCGAGAAGCGTTGACGCACGTTCTTGGGCTGATAAGGACGTTTGAGAAATTGTTTCCGGGATTTGAGAAAAGGGTGATCGAGACACTTACAAAAGTGTAATGAAAAAATAAGCAGTACTGGCTTCATTCGGGCGAAAGCCCCAATCAGGCGCATTTGCATAGCTTCGGTTATGCGGATGCGCCTTTTTTGTTTTAACACAACGGAATAATCCCGCGAGGGAACTCCAAACAGAAGGGAAACACAATGCAAGGAACCGAGCAAGCGGAAATCGAAGTGGAAGAAACAAGCTCGCAGCCGGAGGCATCCGTCGAGAGCATTTCTGACATTTTGGGTAATGCACTCAAGGGGAGTCAGGCTACCCCTGAAGATAGTCCTGAAGCTGGGCAAACTCAGAAAGTGGAACAAACTCAAGAAGCTGATGAGCCTCCATTTTTAGAGCTGTTGATCGATCCGAAAACCAAACTTCCCATAAAAAGCGAGGATGAGTTCATTGAGTTTCTTGAGCGTAATCCAGTTTTAAAAGAAGGTTGGCTTCGGCAATCGGACTACACCAGAAAGACTCAGGAAATTTCTGAGGCAAGGAAAGAATTTGAGGCGAGACAAAAAGCGGACGAGGAATTCTGGGGCAAAGGCAAGCCGGATCAAGGGTCTATGGAGGCATTTCGCAATCTATGGACCGTTTTTCAGGGCGGTGATTCTGCCGTTCAGGATTCCATTTTGCAGTTTGTTAATGACGTAAATCTATTGGCTAAGGGCCAGGCTCCAGTCGGTCCTTTAGCTGCACTAAGTCAGGGCGGTCAAAATCAGTCAGCGCCGGAACTCTTACCACTTCAAAACGAGATTGCGAAACTGAAGCAGGAACTTCAGCAATTTCGCGGTCAGTCAGAAGCGGAAAAGAAAGCGGCTTTAGAGCGCCAACAAGCGGAAGTCGCTCAAAAGGCAGAGGCTGAGGTTGACACTTGGGTAACGGCAAAGGAGAAATCCGGCGTCAAAATTACCCAGGACGATTTCGAGATCATGGCTGATCTAATGTCCATATTGGGCAAAGACGGTAAGCCAAAAATGACGCTCGACGAGGCTTATGACTTGGCACAGGCTAAACAAGGAAAGACGAAAGCATCCGTAGCCCGTCAGGTTTTGCAGTCAGCTAACAACCTAAGCAAAAAAACTCCGAAAGCTCCCGCTTCAAAGATTTCTTCTGCCGAGGAACCTGAGCCTAAGACCGTATTGGGAATTTTACAACAAGGCGTAAATAGCCTCTCTTAGGAGTAGACAATGGCAGAAGTTGATCTGAAAGCGTTGTTTGCTACGACAAAAGAGAAAATCTCCAACACGCTCTACTCAGGTCTGCCTGACCGCATTCCTCTCTTAAATGAGATTCGCGAGTCCGGCAACCTGGAGACCGTGGAAGATGGCGGACGTAGTTTTTCCGAGCCGTCTCTTACTGGAGATTCTCTTGCTGTTGGAGCATACGTAGGAACCGACACCTTAGACGTGTCACAGCAGGGCGGTATTGATAAATTTCAATACACTCCTGCTTTTATTTACGGCTCTGTGTTCATGGCGGGTACTGAACTTGCGATGAACGCTGGAGACCAGGCTGCGGTGAAATTGTTGGATGCCCGCATTCAGCAGATGAAAGAGTCCAAGTATAACGAATTGGACGCTTACCTCTGCGGGGCGAACAATACGATCCCGACTGGCCGAACAAAAAACCAGGGAAACTGGCTTGGTTTGCAGGACATTGTATCTGATACCAACACCTCCACGATTTTTGGAACTGGTATTGATCGGTCTCTTGCTGTCAACGCCAAAACAAGGAACCAGGTAGTTTCTACCTCGATTGCTTCAGCTACGGCGTGGAATACGTCGAACGCTGGGCGTCAAGCGATGACTGATCTGTACCTTGCTTCTTCCTTCGGCAATGATCGCCCTAACCTGTGTCTGATGACTCGAACGATCTTCTCCGCTTACAACATTTCGTTGCAGGCAAATGAGCGTTTCGTTGACATTCAGAAAAAGGCCGGAGGCGGTTATCCGCATTTGGTGTTCATGGTGGATTGCAAAGTGTCCTATGGGGATAACGTCCTTGCGGGTCACTTTTACATGATCAACACCAAATACATGAAATTCAAGGTCCTGAAAAACAAGAACTTCAAAATGTCTGACTTCTTGGATGCGTACCAGCAAGATTTGCAACGCGCGCTGTGTACGACTGGCGGTCAGCTGACTACGGGTGCGCCGAAGTTTAACGGCGTTTACACCGGGGGAGGTTTCTAATGAAAACACTTAGAAATCTTCTATTTGTCGCTGTTCTTGCGTTGATTTTCGCTCCCAAGAGTTTTGCTCTTGTTTGCGAAACGTCACAGGCGCTTGGTGGTCCAGAGGCTTGCTACACAAAAGTTACCGTATCTTCGCAGGAAACGACTCTTGTTTCTACGGGTACGGCTCTCGTGTACGAACTCGACGCTACCACGCCTAAACAGGGCTCGTATCAGGTCAAGGTGTCCACGGCTTCCACAAATAACGTGTGGGTAGCCGGTTTTGCTCAAGGTCCCATCAAATCTGGTGACAGTGCGATGGTGCTTGTGCGTGGATACGGGCTTGTGCGTACAACTGGCGGTATCGCTTCGGGTGACGAGTTGTTCGTCGTTGCGAGCGGTAACGTGGCGGCTCCGGGCATAGTGATTCGCAGCTCTGAGCCTGTTGCTGTTGCATTGCAGACTTCTAGTTCTAACGGAAGTGCAACGCGGGCGGCATTTGTAAGAGTAGTTTAACAATTAGGGCGGGGGTCGAAAGGCTCCCGCCCTTCTTCAAAAGGATTCTATGAGTTTTGGATTGATCATCAGACAGGCGCTTCAGAGGTCGGAGCTTCCTATGGACTACGAGCACATGAATCTTGCCCGTGGTTATGCGAACGATAACATTCAAGAGCTGTGGTATCTGGTGAAAGCTGATTACCGTCAGTCATCTGATTCATTGGTGACGGTGCCGGGATCGGAGCAGTACGTTTTAAACAAGCATTTTGACAAATTCGTGCCGAACTCTTTCCGAGGTCCTTCGAGTAATCCCCGGTGCATGGTTTATAAGGACCCTATCGAATTTTTTAGATACACGAGGAATTATCAAAACTCACAGGGCGTTCCTTACATTTACACTTTTGGAGATTTTTCGGGAGTTGATGAGCAGTTAAACGCAGACTCCCGGCTTGAAGTTTATTCAAGCTTCTCAAGCAAGACTTCAGGAACTGTGAAAGTCATAGACGGCTCGCGGCTGATTACCTGCACGAACCCTATCTTTTCAATTACGGACGTTGGCTTAAATTTTCAAAGGAGCGGTGAGTCAACGATCTACAAAATCGGGGAGTACATCTCATCGACTCAGGTGAATTTGACTGACGTGTACCGTGGTCCTTCGGCGTCTGGAGTTTCTTACAAAGTTGGGGATATTGGTCAGCACGTCTGCATCCAGGGCTATGTTGGCGGGCAGGTGGACTCTGAGGACGTTATTTTAGACGGCTCAAACGCTGTTCAAACCTCAAAGACCTTTGGCGTTTTAACGAGTGTTACAAAATCAGACAGGACTGGCGGGAAAGTGGTCGTTCGCAATTTGGCGAACACTCAGAACGTGGCGATTTTTGCCCCTGCCGAACTCGTAATCGAGCGCCAGTCAATCCTCGTATGGAGAACCCCAGGATCGTCAGAAACCTTGCCTTATCGCTTTTACATGAAGCATCCGAGGCTGTGGACTGACACTGACAGAATTTTCCTTCCTGAGAAGTTTTACAGGCTTATTTGCTACATGACCGAGGCTGATCTTAGGGGATGGGCAGGCATGAGCCTTCCTGATGCTCTGACTTCTAAAATTGAAAGAGGGCTGATGACATTTAAGGCTGACGCTGATGACGCTTCGCTGTGGAGAACGATCCCGAACGAGGAAGGCTTCGAGACTGGATTTGGGATCATCGACGGAACTAAGATTTTAGACGTGGATTTTGCACCATGACCGACATGATCTTTGATGTTTTTCTAAGATTCTATCTTGTGGCCTCTACCGTGTTCTATTGGCCTGGGATGAGTTCCTATATGCCCCAGGAGGCTTTTATTCAATACTCGGCCTACATCTGGCTTGCAATTTCCTGGGTAGTTCCGGCAAAGCGAAAAATATCAAACGCTTTTATGGCCGCGCTTTTGGCTTATTGCGTTCTGCATACGTTTTTTGTGTCGTTTGACGTGCCTGGAAGATTGACGCTGATGAATTTATTTCTCGGTATTTTGACCATCAAGATTATCGCCGAGCGCCTTGACTTTGGATTCAAGAAAATTGGGAAATTGTTTCTGTGCCTTGTGGCTTTCAACATTGGTCTTATGGCTTTGCAGTTCGTGAACATTGATCCCATATTTTCGAGCATGAATTACGACAAAATGCCCCAGGTTGATATTGTTGGATTCATGGGTATTCGCTTCGCTCTCGGCCTTTTGGCGGCGATTGTACTGCCTTTTATTTACGCTCTAAGCCCTTGGTATTGCCTGGCTTTGGTGCCTTTGTTTATCTGCTCAAAAGCTTCTACCACGATTGGCGCCGGGGCAATCTCATTTCTTTATCTGGCTTTTTTTCGTCACCGCAAGGCTTTCTGGGTGCTGATGCCTACAGTGATCGGCGCCTGCGCTTATTACATCATTTTCAAAGACCTGCCAACGGGGGAATTTGATAAGCGTTTAAAAATCTGGTGGGCGGGCATCGCCGTTCTAAAGACGCATCCCTATTTTGGCTATGGTCTAGGGCATTGGAACGTGACGAAATTCGTGACTATTCAAGAAAACGGACAGCCTCAGCAGTGGGCTTGGGCGCATAACGAGTTCATTCAGTTTTTATTTGAGCAGGGAATCGCGGGGGCTTTGTTTCTCTATGCTTATTTCAAGGATATGTTTCGCAATTTTAAGCTTAATTACAACGGGCATATCATTTCAGCCTGCCTTTTGTCTTTATTCATCTGCTCATTTTTTCATTTTCCGTTTCACGTTGGAAGGTTTGCAGGTATTGGGATTTACATTTTAGCACTGGCTCAAGCGCACAGATCAACGAAAGAAGTCATTTATAAAAACAATGAGGCATTTGATGAAAAAAGCGTCGATTCTCTGGATTATTCTTTTACTGCTCTGCGCTAAAAGCGCCTTTGCTTGGCGCTCTGAGGGTGGAACGGGCGTAGTCTCTGCCAATTCTACGGTAGTTTTGACCTCGATTGAAGCGACTCAGGTTTTGCGCTCTGACCTTTACTCCCGTTTGCTTGGTGAGACCGATCTTGGCGGTGTCACGAATTACGCGTCTTTTGATTCCGGCGGCCTATTCAGCCTTAGAAATGTTGCCAGTTCTCAGGACGTGATCAGGCTTAACCGAAATCAGTTTGCGGCCTGGACGGATTCAAGAGGCAATCAGGTATTGGCGGGAGTATCGAATGACAATGTTTACACGATTGGCGTGCCGTGGCGCCAGGATAGCCAGGTCAAGATCGTAGGAACCGTGTCAGCGAATGATGCCACTGTCTCAAAGCTTACGATCACAAGCGTCAACGTGGCAGGAACAATCCCAAAGACAAGCACTTACACGACCGGCACATGTTCTTTTACTTTTTCTAGCGGAATCCTAACCAATGCGAGTTGTTAATGCAATATAGCCCGGCAGGAGGCGTGAATATGAGGTTAAATCCTTATGATACGCCCCTCAATCAGTGGTATTTGATGCAGAATTACGACTATGACCACTCTGAAACCTATAGACAGATTCAGGGGTCGGTAAAGTATCACGGTACGTCTTTGGGTACGAATCCCCCGCATCAGATTTTCGCTTATTACAACAATGAATTGGACGTTGCGAGGATTCTTGTTGCCGTTGATGACAAAATCCTTGTCAGGAACGAGGGAACGAACGAATTCACGGCTTTGATTACGAATCTCACGCCGAACAAGACAGGATTTTCATGCCTGGTTGATACGAATATGTTCATCGCTCACCCGGACGGGCTTTTGCAGTATGACGGGAACACGATTACCAAAGTCAAGAATGGTCCATCCGTTAAAGACATCATTTTTTCAAAGGAAACTAACCGGGCATTCGCTATTTCTGCGGATGTTGAGAATCAAGTCATCTGGACTGATGACATTGTGACCACGGGGGGAGTGCCGATTGAATGGAACGCTCTAAACGTGGCCGAGATGCCGCCGACTGATGGCGATGTGATCGAGAAGCTAGGTTTTTTGAACGGGCGCCTTGTCTATTTTATGACAAATTCGACTTGGATTCAGTACGTCAATGGTCCGGCTCAAAACTGGCGCTTTGAAAAGAGTCCAACGGTTGTCGGGTGGATTGCTCCAAAGACGATTAAGCAGGTCGGTACGGATTTCTGGGGACTTGGGTTTTCTCCCGCGCTTGGCCGAGGTCTTTATTCTTTCAATGGTCAAACCTCATCGCTTTTAAGCTTTGACGTGGAGCCGTTTCTTGATCGAATCAATAATAATCTGATTCACGAAGCCTGCGCCGAGCATGTGAACAATATCTACAAAATATCGTTCGCCGTGGACAGTTCTCCAAAGAACAATTTCACTTTTCACGTTGATACGATCATCAAAAACGAACAAACAGGATACCCGAACTTCTACGGACCGCATACCTACGGCTTTTCGGCGTCTGCCGTTTTGAATACTAGAATTTTCCGGGGTCAGCATATTTTCGGAGACACCTATCAATCCGGCTCCTGGGTTTTCAGGGTTGGCGATTTTCTCACGCAACACGCCGCGGACACGTCTGACAATGGCGATTTGATTCCAACGGTCCTTGTTTCTGGGCTTATTCGCAACACGGAATACAAAGGGGCGAAGTTTGGGGATGAATGGATGAAGCGGTTCAGGGATTTCTTTTTTAAATACCCGCCCTCAAATTCAAACGCTTTGACGGTTCAATTTTTGAGAAGTCATTTAAACGAGATTTATGACTCAGAACAGCTTTACTTGGATGACGGAAGCGAGAGTTTATCGGCTGTAAATCTTGGTTATACGCCAATCAATCTAAGCAGATACGGCGTGACCAAAATGATTAAAAACATTCTTTCTCCAGGCATTCAGATCGTGATTTCTAACTATACGCCAAAAACCTACTCAGAGCTGAACGAGATCAGCTTCGAGGCGGTGCCGGTGAGAATGATAAAAGGAGCGCAAAGTGTATCGCTTAACTAAAAAAGCATTGTTTTCTATTTGTTTTATCTTGTCATTGATAGTCACCAGTAGTCAAGCGTGGTCAGCTATTGTCAGTCTGGAGTCAAACTACGTCGAGGGAGAGGCCGACATTGTTGGACACCTCAACAGAGACCGCCAGGCGATGGTTGACGGGATTAACAACATCAGCGGGGCATCTACCGGCACCAATCAATCAAGCGGACAGATTCAAGCTGATACGATTGCTGAAGAAAACATGGCCGACGATGCAAACCCTCGCATCAGAACATACGAGGGAGCGGCTTGTGAGTTCGTATACACCGGGCTTCTGCCTTCGACCACTTCCGGCACCTTGATCGGTAGCATACCTTCTGGAACGGCTTACCCGGCGGGATACCGAATCAAGAAGGCATCGTCTACGGCGCACACTTTCACGGCTTCAAAATGGACGTGGATTGACCTGGACAAGAATGGAAACTTTAATTACCTAGAACAGGCGATTGGGAGTTCAGCGCCATCCGTCACAGCGGACGCCATCCGATTGGCTCGGGTTTCAACGGATTCGGCTCAAATTTCTACGGTTACGGATTTACGGACCACGACCTGCACCGATGGACCGTTCTCAGGAATCCGTGACGCTCAGGGAGAAGCTTCTTTGGGTGATATTTTCACAAACGGAGCCGGGGGTTGGGAAAACGGCCTGGCGATCACAAGCAATAGCACGACAAAGGTAAATATCGGCGTTGGCTCGGCTTACATCAACGGCCAATACCGAACGCTTTCAAGCGTGCTTTCTATTGATTCGTCAATCATAGCCGATCCCGCGAGCAGCCGATCAGGCATTGATTCGGGTACGTTGATTGCCAATAAAAACTATTATATCTACGCCGTTGGCGATCAGGACGCGACAAATCAAATAACAGGGATTTTATCCACGTCATCGACCGCACCGTCAGGCACGACAAACTCAAGAAGAATTGGCGAGGTTTCGACCGATACAACGGGGCTTTTTAATGCCTCTTTTGATACGACTTCGGTCAGCTATCAGGGAGCGGTTAGGCAAAGAAAGCGTTATCAAAGCGGGGCTGTTTGGACAACATCGGCCACGATTCCCAACGATGACACGCCTCCGCAGATTACGGAAGGCTCATCATGGGCTAGGCTTTTCATTACGCCTACCTCAAGCGCTAACCGGATCAGGATCAATGCGAATATCTACGCATCCAACACCACGGGAAGCATCTCGGAGACAATCGCAGTTTTCAAGGATTCTCAGCCGGATGCGGTTTGCACCGGGTTTACCGTGTACACGGCTACAACTCAATATCCTGTTCCTATTACCATCAGATGCGATGTTCCTGCGCTTTCTACTTCAGAGCAAGCTTATCAGTTACGCATCGGCGGGGCTTCGGCCACGACCACAGTAAACGGGATAAACGGCTCGAGAGTCGATGGCGGGTATCTCATTAGCAGTTTTGACCTTGAGGAGTATGAGTCATGAAAAAGATTTTATTTGTAATTCCATTTTTGATTATTTCCGGGGTTGCCTTTGCAAAGGAGCCGTCACTTGCTGAGGTTTTGGATTGGAAGTACGGACCAGTGGCTGACACTTGCCAGGACAATCCAAACTCTAAAAATCCAAAAATGACAATTTGCGGATGGAGAACAAGCGATCCCTTGCCAACGGATGATGACATTCAGCAGGCCGTTCAGGAGTTTAAGGCTGCGAAACAGGCTGAGAAGGTTGCCAGAAAATCAAGAAAACAGGCTTTGAAGGCAAAACTAAGCCTTTCAAACGATGACATCCAAGCTTTGACGGAAATTGTGAGTGACGGAAATGTGGAATAACCAAAACCCGCAGGACAAGAATCTTGAGGCATTACAGCATGGCCTTCACGTTGAGAACATCAAAGGTTATACGAAGCTTTGGGATAGCGTGCCAACGGATTCAGAAATACCAGAGGGCGGGATTGTCTGGGCGAAGATTGGCGGGGTTGTTTACCAGTACACAAAGATTGATGGCGTTGTTTTGAAATCTATTTTTTCATAATAAGGAGATTTAATAATGAAAGCTGGAAAAATTGCACTAGCTGGAGCAACTGGAGGTCTTAGTCTGCTATCTTCAGCGCTTAGAAACAGAAACAGGCCATCAGTTCCAAGTTTTCAGGCGTATTCCGGCTATCGCCCGCCTCACGTTAATTACACGGACAACGGCGGGATTTATCACGATAACCTGCGGAATGTTCAGCAGATGATCACGGACACGCTTATGCGCCGAAGCCAGGGGCAGGACGTTGGCTTTGATCCGAAACGTCTGACAGAGCTGAAAGAAAACTACGACATTAACCAGGCGCAGCGCGATGATCGAAATGTTGCGGACATAAACAACGAACTTTCGGGGATGGGGTTGTCTCGAAACTTGGCCGCGCGGGATGCTCTTTTGGGAAGGTACAAGCAGGATCAAAACCGGGAGAGGAATAAGTATTTTAATCAATACGACATTGAAGATTTAGCGACTCGGAACGCTGAAAAGCGGGAAGCGACCGGCGGTCTACAAAACCTGAACACTCAGAACTTTGGGCAGGAAAACAAAGTGGCCGACTTTGATTTGTCAGTTTACAACTCCGAAAATGCGGCGCAGAACGCAAACTACGGAAACCAGATGCAGGATTTCAACGCCTATTCTGATCCGTTTGGTGATGCGATAAACACCGGGATGTCAGTTTACGGAATGGGGCAAGATGGGGCGTACAACTCGGCTTTAATCAGCGCTTTGCGTGGCGGGGCTAATCATAACGCTCCAAAGTCTACGCCGTTTGTTGATAATCAGGCGCTGTCTTATTTAATGCCTGGCGGATCATATCAAGCGGCACTATCCAAACGCTACAAAACGGCAGGGGTTTAATCATGGCTAGAACATTGGGAGAGGGAATTGTTGAAGGCGTTAAGAATTACACGGCTGTAAGAAACGCCAATACTAACAGGTCACTGAGTCAGATGAAAACTCTGATGGAACTTCAAAAGATGAAGTCTTTAAGCGATCCGGCTCCGGCGGGTTATGTCAGAGACCAGGCGAGCGGGAGGCTTGTTAAGGATTTGACTTTATCTCCCGCGGGACAGCCAAAGCCACTGAATGAACTTCAGCAAGCAAAGCTTGATGAAATGAGAGGCAAGCAAGCACAAGCGCAACAGGTAAAAGAAAATCAGGATGAAAATTTAAGATCATCGGCTGAGGACATTATCAAGACGATCGGAGAAGTGAAAAAGGGGAAGGATTATTTTGGACGTTTTGGAGACATTTCTTCTACATGGGACCCGAAAACTCTTTTACCTGGAGAATATGACAGGCGGTCAAATTGGGAAGCTAATATAAAAAAGCTTACCTCTCAGGCCGTTTTGGACACCATGACAAAATTGAAACAGGCTAGCAGAACAGGATCAACTGGATTCGGAGCGTTGAGCGAAAAAGAACTAGCCCTTTTGCAAAGCGCCTCTACTGTTTTAAACAGAAAGCTTAGTCCTGATCAGGCGATGAAATACTTGGATGATCTTGAAAACGTGCATCGAAAAGTTTTGAATGGCGGGTCTGCCGTTCCATCGAATCAAGGAGTAAGCGGCCAAGTATCGGATCGGGTGGGGCAATCTTTTAACTCACCAGAGGAAGCGGACGCTTCTGGTCTTCCTTCTGGAAGCGTTGTAACGGTTCAAGGTCGGAGGTATCAAATCTAATGGGAAGATTCTTAGACGAAGCACCCTCAAAGACGTACAAGGGAAGATTTTTAGACGATGAGCCTGTTAAAACGGTGACGCCTGAAGTCATTCCGGCGAGAAAGAGAACATTCAAGGACAAGATTCTTGACGCAGGAGGAGGCCCAATGTTTTTGGCGGGGGGCGGTCAAAACCCGGAAGATACTATCCCCATGCTCGGTCAGGTTGTGGGCTCATCGATTCCTGGCGTAAATTCATTTGGTGGAAGCGTTGCGGGTGCGACAGCCGGACAGGCCATGCGTCAAGGAGTTAAAGCAATCCGAGGAACCAGAGACAGCCAGCCACGTCAATTATTTGGTACGCTCGGAAACGCTATCGGACTACCGAAAGCCCCAGGTATTGTAAACGACCTAGCAGGAGAAGCCGCTGGAACTGCGGCGTTTGAGGGGGCTGCGCGAGGATTGGGGCGTTTGGCTGAACCCGTAGCCAATAGGATTATGAACAGCGTAATTCGTCCAAGCGTTCAGGCTCTTAAAAAAAATCCTAGATTGGGCTTAGATGCTCTTGAGTCTGGAATCTACGGAAGCCGAGAGGGAATGATTGGAAAAGCTGATGATATTATCAAACAGTCAGAGAAACAGATTGGGAAAATCATCAGCGGAAGCAAAAAAAGAATAAATGCTCAAGATATAATTAACTCTCTAGATTCGACTAAACAGAATGCAACTCTTGGGTTAAAACCAGAGGATGTTTCTTCGGTAAGTAACATTAAAGAGCAATTTTTGAAAAGATTACCAATGAAACAATCAGTTGTTTATTCTCAAGATTCATTGGGTGTTCCGGTAAAAAAAATAGTTGAAGAGCCTGATATGTTAGGGCTTGATTTGACAGGTGGTCAAGAAATTAAAAAAGCAATTTATTCGGAAACTCCAGAATCAGCTTTTAATAGAAACATTAGCGAAAACCCAGGTGCAACGGAAGCAAGAAGAAAGATTGCTTCTCTAATTAAAAAACAGATTGGACAAGCTGAGCCGGAAACATTGCCAATTTTGAAAAAAGAATCCAATGCTATCCAAGCTAAAAAATCATTGATGCAAGCACTGGCTAATTCTCAGAGGAGTGTAATCCTTCCAAAGTTGGCAGGAATGGGGGCTGGGAGTTTAGCGGCTGTAGGAAATCCGATTGCGGCGGCAGGTGTATTGGCTGGAGATAGGGCAATAGATTTATTGAGAAGTCCATATTTCGTAACTGGATTAGCCAAGAACATTTTGAGAGCTAAAACATTTGGGAATGTTTTGAGCCCTGCTCTTCGTGAGGTTTCTAGGCGTTTAGGCTAATTATCGAACCAAAATGAAGATATGTACCATATTAAAAAAACAACAATTAACAATACCCAAGCCATGTTCTCTCCTGGCTAATCAGAATTTAACCAATGATATACAAATAAAAAAATCAAAGAAACGATTCCTATAATGCAAAGCATTTTAGAGCAAATCAATGATTAACCAAATGCCCAAAAAAAGGATAAAGATCAATAAAACTCCGAATAAAAAGAAAGACCATATGGTTTCCCAAAAAAGCTTGTCTTTTGTTTTCATTTAACTGATCCCCCTATCGGATTGCGGGGATAGATTACAACAGCTTTAAAATTTTGTGTAAAAATTAAAAAGGAGAAGAAAATGGCATCAGAAACGGAAGTGGCAATCAAGAGCGAGCATTTAAAGAATCTGCGGGGAGAAATCGACCGCCTAGAGTCAGAAAAGGCCAAAATCACGGACTGGAGAAAGGGCGAGGAAAGGAAGGTTGACGTTTTAAAATCTGAAGCGCAGAAGATCAACGAAGAAATCGGAAAGAAGAAGAACGACCTTCTGGCCGAGCAGAAAAAGACCTCTGATTTGATCAACAGCCTCAGAAAGACAGAGGAAGGAATCGCCCGTCAACGCGGGGAGATTCAATACGAGCTTTCAAGACTTGAGGAAAGCCGTAAAGAAAGCGGGAATACCCGGAAGGCTCTTTTTGAGCGCGAGGAAGCGATTAAGGCCAAAGAAGCCGACATCCTGAAGCGTGAGGCGTTTATTAAGAGCGTTTTTGAGGGAATTGAAAGGCTCAAATAATGGGATCGCAAAATAACCTTATCGCCGGGGAACTGCTTTACACCACAGCGAAGTCAAAAGACGCGAACGGGAATGATGAATATATCGGCCTTGCTCTGCCTGGCACCGCTAAGACTGCGTCCAAGTGGCAGATCAAGAAGCTGACGTATGACGCCGGAGGATTCATTACGGATATTCAATTCGCCGGAGGCTCTGCGGATTTTAACTTCGTCTGGAACGATAGAACGGGATACGTCTATTCATAATGAAAAAATACATTCTTCTTGCTCTGTTTTTGATCGCTTCGACTCCGGCTTTTGCGGGGTATAAGACTACCTACAACGCATTTACTGGGAAGCTTGATTATGTTGGGGTTTCTTCGGTTGATGATGTGCAGGTAACGACTTGCGCTAATGGTCAGATTTTAAAGTACAACGGCACGAGGTGGGCTTGTGCCGCTGATGACTCCGTGGCCGGTGGAGGAACGATCAGAACTTCAGAAGATGGTGTTTTTCTTGTTTCAGCGGATACGATTGATTTTACAACGGGATTGAAGGCCTCGGTTGTGGCCGGTACCAAGATTAAGGTTTCTGGGGATATTGCCACGACCACGGCTCCAGGGATTGCCTCTTTTGATACTAACGTCTTTACGGTGCGCGCGGATGGCGGGGTGTCAACAAAGGCTCTAACTGGTGACGTTGCAACATCAGCGGGCGGTACCACGACCACGATTCAGCCGGATTCCGTAGCTTTAGGAACTGACACGACTGGAAACTACGCCGCCGGAGATGCTGAAGCAGGAAATGCGACTGGCGTTGCTTGTACCGACTGCGTGGCTTTGGGGACTGAAACGAGCGGGAATTATGTTGCAAGCGTAGCGACAACCTCACCGCTTTCTGGTGGAGCCGCCGGAAGTGAGGGCGCGGCTATCAGTTTGGGGCTTGGAACGGTTGGCATCGGTAACGGTGGGTTGGGTGCCACGACGATTTCAAGTGACGCTGTAGCGGTTGGGAATAATCTCGGAACTGGATTTGACTTTCCTGCGCTTCCTTCGTGTTCAAATGCCACGACCTCAAAGCTTCTTTACGATAACGCAACAAACGCTTTCTCCTGCGGGACGGATCAGACGGGGGGAGCGGGTACCGTACCAACAGGCACAGGCTTTGTGCATATCAACGCCGGAAATCAGGACGCAGCAGCAAGGGCTGTTAATTTAGCCTCTGCTGACGTAACTGGAAACTTGCCGGTTACAAACTTAAACAGCGGGACTTCAGCTTCATCTTCGACTTATTGGCGAGGTGACGGGACTTGGGCTACTCCTTCAGGAAGCTCTAAACCTAAAAAGGAATATTTCTGGCCTGCTTCAGCAACGCTTCCGCTTGAGGCTGTTGGAGATTCAATCCCGCCAATATCAAAATTAGCAAACGCGGTTAGCTTTGATGAATTAACGGTTGCTTTTGATTCTGCCACTCCAGAGTGCAGGACTGTAAATTTCCATGTTCCCCCGGACGTTCAATCTGGGGGTGTGGTTGATATATTTGTTGATTTTAAAAATTCAGTTTTAGATACGGGTAATGTTGTTTGGTCATTCAGACACAACGCCGGAGCTTCACCTGGGGCTTCTACTGACGTTGCGGCTACTGTTGTTACGGCATCGGCTCAGGCTGTTCAATCTGGAATTGGGAAAATCTCAAGAGCTGACTGGACAACGGACACAACAACTGCCGGATGGTCGGCATCCGAAGATGTTATGGGTGTTTTTTGCCGAGAGGGGAGCAATTCTTCAGATACGGCAAGCCAGGACAGTTTAGCGGTTAATTTTGGAGTGAGCATACCACGTGCGTAAAAAAATATTAGTAATAATATTTTTATACTTATTTTTATTTTCTTTTAATGCTCAGGCTAAAACTGGAGCAAGCTCTACTTTTGATGGTTCTGGAGATTATTTAACTTGGGGAACTTTCATTCCTGTTTCTGGTACTTCTAAAAGAAGCATATGTTCTTGGATAAAAGCAAATGATTCTTCCGGATTTTTGACTATTTCATCGTGGGGAGATGCGGACACCGGAACAGCCGGAAGTGGGTACCGATTCAAAATAAACGACTCCACAGACAGATTGAGAACGGAGGTGAACTCTGGAAACGAAGTTGCCAATACTACCGATGTTAGCAACGGAAGCACTTGGTATTGGGTTTGTTCTGTTTTGACAGGAACAAACATTACTGATGTAGTTCATTATGTAAATAACACAGATGACGGAACAGCGTCAAGCACAGCCAGAGCAATAAATACAAGTACTACTTGCGATTTAATGATAGGGACTCAACATACAGGAGCGTGTTCACCAAATGGAACAACTTACTACTCTGGAGAAATGAGCAATCTTCTAATTTTCAATGAACAAATCACAGCCGTATCAATGGCTGAGTTAATGTTTAATCCCTCTGCTGTTCCAGGCGGATTAGTTTTTTTCGATCCAATGTGGGACGGAAGTAATACTCACAGGGATTTAAGTTCAAACGCAAAAAGCGGAACTGTGAACGGTAATGTTGACGGATCAGCTTCTGGGCCACCAGTAATGTTTGGTGGTGGATTGCCATTATGAACAAATATTTTATAGGAGAACCCCTAGCATGAAACGAGTAATTTTTAATACAGCGATTTTAATTGGTTTGTCGATTTCTACTCCTTTATATGCGGGGATTTCGGTATGTTATGACCAAAACAACAATGTATCTAATTTCTCTTTGCGTGGTAATGCTGTTCCGGGTTGCGATTATTACGATTTGGGGCAAAACGTCACTCAACAAAAATACGAAATGGTTAGGGATTTACTAAAAACCGTAGATAAAAGATATTTAAAAAAAATGAACGGTTATCCTGTTGAAATGAGTCCCGCCGAGAAGGTTGCGGTAGATGATGCTTGGGCACAACAGATAACGGATAATTTAAAGACTAACGCTAAAAGCTATTTAACTAATGACACGCCGGACGCAAAAGCCATGCGGAACGCTTTTAGGGTTGTGATGGCCTCGCTGATTGAAACGAGGGCGAAGGTGAATGAAGTTATCAATAAAGGGAATATCCCGAACACAACAACGCTTCCAAACCGCACCTGGGCGCAGGTTGTGGGAGCCACTAAAGCCCAGATTGATGCGGAGACTGATCCAAACACATGAGCGCCGGAAACATAATTTCACTGACGGGAATAGTAATTGCAATTTTAGCGCATGCCTTTGCGACTGTCTGGTGGGCGTCTAAAGTAAGCGCAACGCTTAATAATATTCTTTTAGCTTTGGTTAAGATCGACACCGAGTTTGAAAAAAGAGACAAGCAAATATCGAAGCTGTGGGAAAAGGTTGATTCGCACTCTGAGGCTTTATCGGCTCATGCGGCGATTATCGGGATTAAATGAACAAGCTAGATCGGGCTTTATCTTTATTGAGAAAAGCGAAGCTATTTGCTCACCAGCAGTTTTCTGGAACGATAGGACGCAACGAGCTTTTAGAACAAATCAACGAATTTGAACTGGAGTTAATAAAGGAGGAATCAAAATGATCGAATTGGTCAAGTTTGTAATTGCACATTCAGGTGAAATTTGGGCGCAGATTCTTGTGGCTATCGTTGCTCTTGGAGCATTTTTGAAAGGCGTTGAAGGCGTCATCAGCTTGATCGCTCCCTATACACCGTGGAAATGGGATAACGACCTAGCCGAATTGCTTGGAAAATTCGTAGCCAACAAGATTTTCCAGAAGAAATAAAATGGACTGGATAACCGGGGCGATTGAGTTACTAAAAAAGATTCTGGACTTCGTGACGCCGTGGTCAACGTATTGGGTTGACCGCCGGCGGGCGAAGAATCAAAAGAAAGAAGATGCTCAAAAGCGAATGGATACTGATGTCAAAAAGGGGGATTACGATGCGTTTTTGGACGATCTTAATACTAAGCGCGGCGCTTAGCGGTTGCGCTCATTCTCGCCCGGCAGTAGTCGGCGGGGTTGAGGATATGATTCGAATACCAAAGGGCGTAATTATAAACAACGTGGCTCTCCCAACGGACGAAGGAAAAACTTACAACGTCATCACGCAGAAGGACGGTTACTGGCTGTCTCTTGATGCGTGGAACCGAATAGAAAAGGGGAGATAATGGACGCTGTAAAAATCTTAATTCCTTATTTCATTTTAATGGGCGCTCACGCTTGGGCTAAGCGGTGGACTTGGTGCTTTGCTTGGACGGCAATTTGCATGGTCGTTGTGGGAGCCGAGCTTTTGGGGATTCTTCAGCCGGGGAATATTCTCAATATTTCAATCAGCTTGGCTTTTGGCGGGATTGTGGCCGGGTTGCTTTACGGGGTTGGGAGATTCAGCAACAAGCGCACGATTAGCCGGGATAATTGGGCTTTGAACGACAAGACAAAGCCGGAATATTCGCCTTTAAAAGCATGGGCGTGTTACTTGTCTTGGCTTTTGTTTGCGGTGTACCTTTTCCTTCATTTTGTCTTTCATATTTAGTTTAACGTGAAACATTTTTTTTTCTTCGATCACGATGTTATTTTGTGCCTTCCGTTCATAACGGCGGCTCTTTGGGGGCTTGGCGGGTCTGGGCTAAAACTTTTGAGAAAGCTAGGGGTTCCGGCTGTCCTTTGCGCTTTCGCTTATTCCTACGGCCTTTCTGGGTGGCAATTCGCGCTTTACGCGGGGCTGACGTTTGGGCTGATCGGGTTTGGCCCTGGATACGGTGACGATTTTGCAAGACGCCTTAAAACGCTATATTGGCCTTATGTATTCCTCTTGGGATTCCTGTATGGATTCTGCCAGTTTCCCCTGGCTCTGCGATTTGGCTCTCTTGTGGTACTGCTTCAGCTTAGTGGCGTTTGCAGCCTTGTTTTTGGGTTTGGTATGGTTGCTTCTAAAAGATTTGGGTTCTATTGGAAAATAGCCGAGTGCCTGACGGGTCTAAGCATCGGCGCCGTGGCTTCGGCAATCCTTACAATTCAAACACTATAAAAGTTTAAATCTTTTGGCATCCGAAATAAACCTAGCATAAGAAGATAAAATTTCAAGACCTCCGAAAAAGTTTTACACAGAATCCAAAATCTGTGAATAATCGTAAGCCTCATGGACGAGGCAATCAAACAATCCTATCTTAAATACCTTACCGAAGAAAAATGCCTGAAGCCCAGGTCTGTCAAAGACTACATGCAGATCGCCGATGACGTTGGGAAGCGTCTGGACGTTCGCGGTGAGCTATCCTATAAGCAAATAAATGATACGGTGCGGGATCTCAAGGAGCATTATCAATGGTCACAGGGTACCGTTTATAAATACTCGATCTGCGTCCGGCACTTTTTCAGGTGGCTGCAGCGGGAAGGCTACAGGCCGGATAATCCCTATCCCTTCGCCGATTGGAAGAAACCTCGAGCGAAAACCCCGAAATACCTCACCGAAGCCGATTTTTTCAGCATTATCGACGATCCTAGCCTATCCCTATCAGAATTGAGCCTTCTTTACCTTTTATGGGATTCAGGCGCAAGAATAGGGGAAATCGCACAGCTGACGCACGATAATATCGACCTCGAAAGACGCTTAGTCACGATTCCCTACGAGGTCAGCAAGGGGAGCTATTCTTACCGCTCGGTGCCGATCACGGCAAAAACCTGCCAGTTATTGACCGATCTCAAGGAAAAGCTAGTTCGCCGCGGGCATAATAGGGTTTGGTTTATCAACGCTCAAAACGAGCCGATGACCGTTTCGGGATTGCAGAAAGTGATCGCAAATATCGGAATGAGGCAAAGCCCTTTGCGTCCGCTAATGCGCCTTTCGCCCCATCAATTCCGGCACTCCACGGGTATACGGTGGATTTCTGCTGGAATTAGCGAAATTATCGTACAAAAGTGGCTCGGCCACCAGAGCCTTGATATGACAGCGAGATACGTCCACGTGTCGGCTGATGCTTCGTTAGACATCTTCAACAAATTCTTCCCACAAGCCCAAAAAGCCTAATACATCAAGGGTTTTGGAGCGATAAAAAAATATGAAAAATAGTGTTGACATTTATTATGATTATAATTATACTTATTTCTGTCGGGGGTAACATGAAAAACGCTGAATGTAAAAAATGCGGGCATAAGTGGATCGTTAGAATTGCAGATCCTAAAGCTTGTCCGGCGTGTAAGCAGTACAACTGGAAAAAAGAATTAAAGAAAAAATCAGTATTGACGAAACAGTAGTGCGGAGTAAAATAACAGCCATGAAAAAAACGACGAATAAAATAGGGAAGTTAAACGAGGAAGTTAAGACCCCTTTTCGGGGTCACGTTGGTGGAATAACCTTCCGGGGCACCCTATCCCTACTTCGTCGTGCTGACGTGGCTCCTTCTACTCCGTTCGGGTTTGCTGACCTCTCTTTTTTGTATTCCTGAGCCTGTTATACGGGTTCGATTCCCGTATCCCGCTTAAATTACAAAAATTAGATAAAGTCAGCAAACCCGAATCAGGGAAACTTGATTCGGGTTTTTGTTTTTCCTACCTAGTCCAGTTTCCCCTGATTAACGAGTGAGACTCCATCGTGGGTCTATGTAAATAGGGGGTGGTAGATGTGGACGAACGATCTTACCAACAAATCGACGAAGCAATTAGAAAAGGTCATTTATGGGCAAGCCTTTCATGCCTTCCAGAAACGCCAGAACTTGCAAAAGAAAAGAAACGCATTTTGGTTAGTTGCTCATACGTTGCTCATATTGTCAGCACTCACGCTGATCCAGTCTCTTTTCTCGCCTCGCGCTCATGCGGAAACAGGAATAGCTACCTGGTACAGCGTCCAATCGACGAAAGCGGAGGGGAACACCGGGATAACTGCATCGGGGGAAAGGCTCTGCGAGAAGTGTTTTACGGCAGCTTTGAGATCAAGGAAATTCGGCTCCAATTACAAAGTGACAAATCTGAAAACGAAGAAGTCTATTGTGGTCAAGCATAACGACTACGGACCGGGGAAGAAACCCGCAAGGCGCGGGGTCATCATCGACCTCACGCCTGCGGCCTTTGACGCTCTTGGCGGTAAGCGTGGCGCGACATGGGGAGAGTTTCCTGTGCGCGTTGAGGTGATCAAGTGAAAAAGGATAAATCTCAGGCCAAAATTAAAGAACTGATCTACGCCGTCAATCTTGCTCTTTTGGTGTTTGAAATATTCAAGCTGCCTATGCCAAAAACGCGCATGGTTTTAAAAAGAGCCTTGAAAAATGCGGAGGTGTCAAAATGAACTTTTTAGATGCGTTGAAAATCGTTTCAACAGACATGAAATCGAATCTTTTAAAAAAATACGATTTTATTCTTTCAACAGGTCAAGAAATGTCGTTTTTTGCCCGCAGCCAACAAGAGGCTGATGAAATGTTCATTAAGCACGTTAGAACATTCTGCAACCATCCTGAATTTCATAAAGGGGTTTGCGTCGATTGCGACTATGAATGTGAGCATCAGGAAATTGATGAGAATACCTGCCTTTATTGCGGGGAGAACATCGAGCCGAATGATCCGCGCTCGGAGCCGGAATGCTGGGAGGACCGCTAACATGAATCTAAACGGACTCTATGAGAAGTTTGAAAAGTTTTGCGCGAGTCTTGAAACGGACGATCTTTACCTTCTGCGTGGTTTGATTATTGAAGAATTTGGCGCGGCTCAAATGGTCGAGAAGATCGATAAGCTGATTGTTTACCGTGAAAACCGAAAACACGCAACTCATGACGAGTTTTTACGGATTATGAATGGGGCCTGGGGGGTATGACTTACGACGAATGGAAGGAGCAGACGGAGAAGCAGAACGCAAATATTTTCGTTGAGTTTTCAAACGCCTACTTCGACGAAGGGCGAATCAAAATAAAAATGGGGGAAATAACATGGACGCAACAATAGAAAAAAAACAGTCAAAAGAGATTCAAAGGGGCAACACACCGGCAGACATGATCCGGCTTGCCGTAGAGGGTGGAGCAGACCTTGAGAAGCTTTCAAAGCTTCTGGATATTCAAGAGCGTTGGGAAGCGAACGAAGCGAAGAAGGCGTATCACCAAGCCATGAGCTGTTTCAAGGCTAACCCGCCGCAGATTTACAAGGATAAGTCTGTTTCCTTTGGCGCGGGGAAAACGTCTTACAAGCACGCCACGCTAGCCAACGTCTGCGAGAAGATCAACAAGGCGCTTTCTCAGTACGGTCTTTCGGCGTCTTGGGAAACGGCTCAGAGTGAGAGCCTTATTTCCGTGACCTGCCGGATTACGCACGAAAAAGGGCATTCAGAATCTACCACGCTCAAGGCTCCGGCTGATGCTTCCGGCTCAAAGAACGCTATTCAGGCGATTGGCTCAACGGTCAGCTATCTGGAACGCTACACGATTTTGGCTCTGACCGGGCTTGCAACGGAAGAACAAGACGATGACGCCAATATCCAGACGGAAACAATCGACGAAAAACAGGCTTTGACGATCAGCGAATACCTTCTGGCCTTAAACATCGACGAGGCCAAGTTTTTAAAGTTTTTCAAAGTCGAAACGCTTGAGGATATGCCGAAGGCTCGCTATCAGGAAGCTATAACGATGTTGAAATCAAGAGAGGTGAAAAAATGATTACGATTGATTGCCAACAAGGAAGCGCTGAATGGCTCGCGGTTCGGGCGGGAATACCTTCGGCCTCGAATTTTGACAAGCTGATAACCACGAAAGGGGAACCGTCAAAGCAGGCGCAGAAGTACCTTTACAGTTTGGCCGCCGAGAAGGTTTCAGGAATCAAAGAGGAATCCTTTCAGAGCCAAGCCATGCTGAAAGGGATTGAGAACGAAGGCGAAGCCGTTGCGTACTATGAATTGACGCAGGGGGTTGAGGTTCAGGAGGTTGGTTTTGTCCTGCATGAATCTAGGCGGTTTGGGTGTTCGCCTGATCGCCTCGTTGGTGCCGAAGGGCTTCTGGAAGTCAAATGCCCGCTTCCTTCTTCTCACGTTTCCTACCTTTTGGAAAACAATCTCTATCAGGATTACCTGCAACAGGTACAGGGTCAGCTTTTAGTCACAGGCCGGAAGTGGTGCGATTTAATTTCTTATTCTCGCGGACTTCGCCCCTTAATCGTCCGGGTTGAGCGTGATGAGAAGTTTTTAAAGGCTCTTGAATCCTACCTCGAAACATTTTGCAACGACCTCGAAAAAATAGTGGAGAAGATTAAATGAAAAAATTCTTGTGTGTCGGCGAGCCTTACGAGTCAAACGGTGAAAAGAAAATGCGGTGGAATCGGATAGGAGAGATTTTCACAAGCAAGGCCGGGAAGGACTACGCCAAGCTGTACCAGATGCCGGGAGTTTTGATTAGCATTTTTGAAGAAACCAAAAAAGAAGCGCCAAAAACGGACGAATTTGGAGCCGATATGGAGACTCCTTTCTAATGTCCGGCGTGAAAGGTAAGGCTTTAAAGGTGGGGATCAAAGACGGAAAGATGCTTTGTCTAGTCCAGTTAAACGGAAAGCTCCCGAAAGAGGGGCAGGACTTAAACGTCCGTTGGGGAGCGCAGCGCAGTTTACCGCAGAACGCCCTCTATTTCGCCTACCTTCAATGGCTTATCAATCATGCCGGGCTTAAAGAACAAGGGCATTACGACGCCTACGCTCTACATTTGAATTTAAAAGCCCACCTGCTCGCGGAAGTACCCGGAGAAGAACCAAGCACAGCGGATTTAAACAAGGTTGACTTCGGGGAATACTTCGAGAAGGTGCAGAGTTTTGTCCGTGATTTTTTCGAGATAGATGATTCGTCTTTTTGGAACGAACACAAAGAGAGAACCGCCGCCTAAATGAGCCAATCCGCAAAGCTTTTTTTACTCCTTTCAGACGGTGAGCCTCATTCCACGATTGAGATCATGGATAGAGTCTATGGCGGGAGTCATTTAGGGCTTGCGAGGGTTGGGGCGCGAATTTACGACATCAAAAAAGACGGTTACGAGATTAAAGGCTGGAAGGACAAAGTTAATCCGGCGATTTACTGGTATCAGATGAAATTGGTCACTTCTGACTCCTACAAAGTCCAAGCGAATCTATTTCCGACTAGTAACCAATATAACGCGGCTTGAGGAAAAATAGGGAAATAAAATGGCTAAAAGATTAACCGATTCCGAGAAGTGGGAAGATCCCTGGTTTTTGGATTTGAAAGACGAACACAAGCTTATCTGGATCTATTTATTGGATAAATGCGATCACGCTGGAATCTGGAAAGTAAACAAGCGGCTTGCTGAGTTTTGTTTTGGTCATTCATTGGATTGGGAAGGGTTTTTAAAGGCCTCTAATGGTCGAATTGAGATTATTTCAGGCGGTGAGAAGTGGTTTATTCCTAAATTCCTAAATTTTCAATATGGAAGCCTAGATGAAAAGAACTCTATGAGTAAGAGGGTTTTACCAATCCTAGAAAAAGAGGGCTTAAATACCCTGGGTTTACCCAGGGTTAACCCAGGAAAGAATAAGTATAAAGAGAGTAATGGTAATAAAAAAGAAAAAGAAGATCAATTTTTAGAAATTTGGGCGCAGTACCCAAACAAGGCAGGAAAGACTAAGGCTTTCGAGAAATTCTGCGGAAGCGTAAAGACCGAGGACGACCTCCAAGCTATTCGGCAAGCATTAAGCCGCTACTTGAAGCATCTTCAGGTAAACACGTGGAAACAGGCGCAGGACGGAAAGACATGGTTTAACTCTTGGCGAGATTGGGAAAACTACACAGAGCCAGAAAGGAGTAAAAATGCAGAGGACAGATGCGCTGAACTCGTTCGAGAAATACGCGCCTTCTGAGTGGGTAAAACTCAGGATGGAGTGCGGGGACTTGAAAGAGCTGCTTACAGCGGTTTACACAAGGGCGATGCAACATGACTGCTTTAAGCATTACCGGCCACGGTATGAGCCGCCAATGCCTAGAGGGTACATGGAGATGATAAACAAATACCACGACATACCCAAGACCGAGGAAGTTGAAAAGCGGGCTAAGGTTTGGCGCGCGATCATCGAGAAGCCGGAGTTTGCAGGGTATTTAAAAACAAAGCATGAATACGCTTCTCAAAATCTTTCGGATATTAAATTTTTGACCGAGATGAAAGAGCATTTTCAGATTTTGGGAATAAGTGAATACGTCGAGGCTTGCGAGTTGAGGTTAATGGATTTTAGGCATCCAGGGGTGGCGGCATGACCTGGTTCAGAAGCCGTAAAAAATCCGTGATAATAGACCATGTAACCGGGGAGCGTCACGAATTTGGGAAGAAGCCGAGAATCCAGAAGAACAGGAAAGAGTGTTTAGGCGGCTGCCGGGCTTCTGGAATTCCTCGGACGCACGACTCCGGAGAGGAAGCGCAGTATTGCAATAAGCTTAGAATTTTGCGGAAAGTTGGGGAGATAGCCGACTACGAAACGCAGAAGATTTTCTATCTCAAGGACTCGAAAGGAAACTCCTGCGGTTATCACAAGGTTGATTTTGTTGTGAGGTACAAAGACGGCCGCGAGGTTTTGCAGGAGTACAAGGGATTTCGGACGCGGGAGTGGGAATTGAAAGTAGCGTTATTGAGTTGGAATTATCCAGAGATCGTTTACGAAGTGAAAACGTACAGGGATTTGATTTAACCCGCAAGGAACTAAGAAAGGATCGTCAAATGAGTGAGTGGTGTGAGCATATTAAAATAGTCGAAGGTAAATACACGGATTATTTGTGCGGAAACAGAAAAGGGATTTCTGAGGCTGTTTTTAAGTTTTGTCCTGAGTGCGGAACCCCTAGACCCTCCGAGCCTAAGAAGCTATGGGAAATTTTAATGGATAATTTCCCATATTCACATCCAGGAATGAGTGTTATGAATTGGCAATCAACAGCTAAGAGGGCAAAAGAATGGTTCGTTGAGTTGGTGGAGAGACTTAAAGTAACTTCCGTTTTGTTTCCTTACAGCCCAGAAACTCCTGGGCCTTATGAGGATGTGATTTCTAAGTCTGATCTTCTAAAGAAACTGAGGGAGGAATAACATGGAGCAAGAGGTATTAAAGGCGTTACTTGAAATGATTAAAACGGGCGGTCAAATGACTGTCTGGGGAATTGTAGCGTATTGGGGGATGCAGTTATTAACCGTAGCTGTCAAGGGGGGTGTTTTATGGGGTTGTTTGAAGATCTTAATATCGGCAGTAACGCATTGTTGGGACAACTATCAGCTCAACAAGGATCGCAGAGTAACGCTTATCTCCAAGGAAGCATCGGATTGCTTAATCAGCTCCGTCAAGCTTCATACGGAGGAAGTGAACAATTTCTTAGAAGATATAAAATCTCAACTTCAAGATTTGTACACGAAATGGAACGATTCGCAGAAAACGAGTTCGAAGTCTAGTTAACTGACACCCCAAAGATTTTCTAGGGCTAGTGGCGGAAGATAACGCAATTACGTTGGCTGAAAGGAACCCAAGGTCTGAGTGAAGCCAGTAGTGTAACCGTCTTGGGGTAATGGTGAGTTTGCAGGTATCGAATCCTGCCTAGTCCCTAGAATAACTTTAAGCGGAGGAAGTGTGAGTACAAATTTATACTGGAATATTGTTGAGCCTGTTAAGCCAGTTGGAACAGGAAGCGTAAGTCTAAAGTGGATTATATCTAAGAAATTATTTGGTAATGACGGGTCTATTTCTAACGATCCGATTACCATAAAATACGCTGATTACTCTCAATGGCTAGAAGGATTAATTGATGGGGGTTGTAATGACGCAAAAAAGCTATTGAAAGATTTGGAGAAATATCAAACTCTTGAACTTTGGACGGCAGAGTAAAAAAGTAGTCAATCCCTAGCCTCGCAAGCGGGGAAGAGTTTAAAGCGGTAGTGGTGGAGATGCATGACTTCAGCGTAAATAAGTTCCCCGGGTTGCTGAAACAAACTGCTGAATCACTACCGCCCAGTTTTAAAGCGGTTAATTTTATTAGAATAAGGTCTCTAATAAAGCGTGTTGTATAGGGAGTTTATTAGAACGGTGTCACATTGGAAACTATCGGTCGAATGTGTGCGTGAGTAACCGAGCCGTTCTTTAAAATTGAAGGAGGAGAAATGAGAAAGAAGCGGGTGGTGAAGGCGTGGGTTTCGGTTAGGAATAAAAATCCAAAGAAAGTTGTGGGTGTGTATCTGATCGACGTTACTGAATATTTGTCTGACGGTTTCAGCTGCTTGCCATGCGAAATAACCTACTCAGTCCCGGTGAAAGGAGGGAGGAAATGAAAACTCTTGAGGGGTTGGCGAGGGAAATATTGTTAGATAGAACAACTTTTAATGAGGTTGAAGTTGCTTATTCTTGTACTGATCAAAAACAAATTGAGAAGCGTATTGTAAAAGCCCTAAAACAAGTCCGGGAGCAGACTCTTTTGGAAGCGGAGAAGATAGCTGAAGATTACAAAGATACAGACGGAAGCTCAAATTGGAAAACAGCAACAAGAATAGCGGGGACTAATATAGCCCAAGCAATCCGCACTCTGCGGGAGAAGGAGGGGGCATGAAGAAAGGTAAAGTAATTGATAAAGATAATAAGCCCGAACCGAATCCATTCTACGGCGATAACTACGAGCGAGGGTTAGACCCTTTCCACAAAGATGCGGCTCCTGATGAATTTAAAGACTCAAGGGCTTTTTCTGGTGGAAAAAGAAAAGAAGGATGGTTTCTGCTTGATAATTGGGGGAATCAAATAGAATTTATACCAGACGGGAAGGTGATGCATGGGTTGTAATCATTTCGAGCAAAAGGATGGAGCGGGAAAAATTATAGCTCAGGGATTTATCTGCACAAGCGGAAAGACAAAACGGTGTAAGTGGTGCGATAAAGCGAGAACCAAATTGTGTGATTTCCCCAAAGGAAAAAAGACTTGTGATGCACCGATGTGTGATTTTCATTCAAAAAAAGTTGGGATAAATATTGATTATTGCCCCGATCATGCACAAGCCCTAAACAACCATAAGGAGACCACATGACCCCGAAGGAAGAAGTGAATGGAATTATTAGTGTCGGAGAATTAAAAAATGAAATCGCCAACATGTTTGTAAAGCAGTCTGCAAGCGCAAGGGATTATTTTCAAGGATGGGGCGAGGCTTGGTCTACAGTTTTAGCAGAACATGTCCATGATTTTATTTCAAAAAAGATCGAGGACGCCCTCACCCGCCGTGACGCCGAGATCCAAAGACTTTCAAATATTATCCGTGACGAGGGATGGGCTATTCCAGATGGAACGCTGAGACTTGGATTGGTTAATGCGCAGGAGAGGATTAGGGAGTTGGAGAAAGAAGTAGTGCTATTTAAACATCAGTGGGGAAATGCTGAGGATTCCAACATGAAACTTAACGAAAAGATTGCGGAATACAGAAAATTAGTTAGTGATCTTGAATCCAAACTTAAGATGGCGGTGGAGACGTTGGATATAATTATCAGCATTGGAACAACAACGTATGGAAAACAAAAAACTAATTCAGATCCACATGGGAAGACTTGGGAAGAATTGAATCCTCAAGCGAGTATCGCCAAGCAAGCCCTCGAACAGATAAAGGGAGGATGGTAATGATGAACCCAAAAGAAATAGCCGAAGGATTGGTAATAACTTATGCTCCTAATGGGGATTACAAACAGCGTTTAATCGACGCAATTTCTGAGGTTATAAAATCAGATCGTGAAACATCTTCAGAGGTTATTAGACAACTAACAGCTCTAAAAGATCAATATTCTTTAGAGATTCAGAGAATGTATGAAGAATCAAGCGAAAGAATGGACGCTTGCGTTTCAGCTTGGAGCAAAATTGAAGATTTGAAAAACGCATTACTGGATATTAAAAAAAGACTCGAATCTTGCATCCAAGAGCATGAGGCTGTCTTAAAACCAGAATGGGTTGAGCTATATATAAGACAATGCCATTCCGTTTGCGTTCAGGCTACTGAAAAACTAAAGCATTTGATCGACGATAAGAAAAACGAATTAACAGACGAGATAAAGGGAGGACAGGCGTGAAGATTTGGCAGAAGTGTCCAAAGTGTGATGGTCAGGGGCGAGTGTCAAAGCCTCCGTATATTTCGGGAGACCAGCAGGAATGGTCATCTTCCGCTATGTCTTACACTTGTAATGTTTGTAGCGGTACAATGATAATCCCAACACCAGATCAGTATATTGACATCAAGGATTTAATAATTTCAGGAGGACAGGATGTGGGAAAGTGAAGCCGTGAGAAGAACTTGGTGGGAAAAGGCATACGCGGAAAGTGCGATTGATAGGTTCATGCTATTTCTTTTCTCATGGTGGTTAAAGAAAAAGCAAAAGGCTATTCAAAGTTGCGGCCATCACGACAGTGATCTTGTGACGGAGAAATTCTGTAGCTTTTGCGGGTATCCATTAGTTTCAAAAGAAGCAGAAGTTTCGGAAGAACCGGGAGACGGTTTGTCTTTAGAATTAAAAACTAGGGGAATTGAGTTAAATTGGGACCCTGAAACCGCTAGAGGAAACATTCTGGATGCCGCAAACATGCACTTCAAGAGACTAATAACTAGGAAAATTGAAAAATGCGTTGATGGCGGGAGATATACTTACGAAGTTTTGCTTGAGTTGCTAGGTGAAGTAGACAAATACAGGTGAAACTTGCAAGATGAAACGGAGGCTTACTTGAAAGGATTAGAATGAGAAATCACAATTCCCCCCGGTTGGATCTGTTTGATTATCTTTTTGAGAAGAATCAGGCAAGCGCGGCTCCGGCAAAAAGAGAGGACTTTTACAATATTGCTCAAGAGATTTGGGCTGAACTTGAGATCATTTTCAACAAAGAAGGGGCTGAGCAGGTATTTAAAAAATTGGGGATTAGATACAGAAACGGAAAGCCTTCATACGGTAAAGTATATACAAATACTAGAGAATACGGAGAGCAAGATTTTAACGGTCAAAGCATAAATAAATTAGGGATGACACCAAACAGGATTGATTTTAGTGATAATTTAAAAGAATCAATTGATTGATTTGTTTTGACATGACGTATAGGTTTGCCATAATTCGCTATAAAAATTAACCAATTCAGTCGTGCAGGGCTGAATTTAATATAGGGGAAACTCTTATTAAATCGACAATCCTGCACGATTGTCATTTCAGGCCGTCAGGAGACTAAAACTCTCCGGCGGCCTTTCTTTTTTATGGCCTTTAAGACTTTAAGGTTACTTGCGAGAAGATACCGAGTATGGAGATTAAAGGCTATCAAGAAAGGCGCAGCGCCGTGGATGCTTCCGCAGGTTTGGTTCAGGTTCTAAATGAGGCTATAGACTCAATCGTGACTTTTATAGCAATTTCAATCTGTTTGGCATTGGTTTTTGATGCTTACAAATCAATTTCTAAAAAATGGTAATGGCATCTGAAAGACTTTCTGACCGGCTCAGGCTATTCAATGGCGAAGCTAAACGATTCAAAAGGCTCTCTGAGCAGTTTTTTATCGAGGATATATGGATTTACTCGGCAGTCGTTATCGCTTCTCTTGGGGCTGATCTCGCTCATAATCTTTGTTTTTATTTGGGCCTTTACCCTGATTTTAGACCTTATAACATCGGCGCTGGACAGCTTACTCTCGCGGGAGCGTTCTTAATCCTGATCGTCCGAAAGGTAAGTCAGTGGCAATACGCGAAGAAAGAAAGCGATGCCTGCGGTCTATCCTAAAGTCGATAGGATTGTCAGGCCGCCTTTTAAAGGCTACTGGAAATGCTCTGAAGGGCATCCAGTAATAAAAAACGAGTGGATTGAAATTAACGGCGGGACTTTTTCGATATGTCAGCTATGCGGGGCAAAGGTACGCGCGGTTGATGAGGTGGATTGATGGAAAGCTTCACAGGGGAAACGCTTTTAATTATAGGTAATATTCGCAAATGCGCTTAAAGCAAGCACTTACAAATAGAAATGATCAAATCCGGCTAAACGCTATAGAAGCCCATGCCGGTTTTGTCTCTTTTGTAATCGGTAAGGTTAAAAAAATCGGCATTGAGAATGTTCTGATTACGAAAGACAACGAGGATTTAGGATGGCTCAGAAAAGCCTATGACCGAGTTTTGAATTTTGCCGAGCAGGTGCAGATTAAACAGATTCCCAATGAGGTTAAAGGCCCCGGACCAGACGGGTCATTCAAGCTTCAGATTGAGATAGCAAATGAAAATCAAACTCCATGCGAAGCAGGGAATCGTATTTCAGAGTTTATCGAGGTTTAAGGTAATAGCCGCCGGAAGGCGGTTTGGTAAGACAGTTTTAGCGTGCGTGATTTTGTTTTACAACGCTCTAAAGAACAAAGACGGGGTTTATTGGTACGTTGCCCCTACGTATGGCCAAGCTAAAGAATTGGCCTGGGATATTTTGAACAGAATGATACCAGTTGAACTGATGAAAAAAAAGCCGAACGAGAGTGAACTTAAAATAACTCTGCTTAACGGTGCAACGATACACCTTAAAGGCGCTGATAATC